CATTATAACCTACCCTTGGGAGGATGCAAGGGAAAAGTGCGGAAAAAGGCGCGAAAAGGGTCCCATATGGGACTTCCTGCCCCGCATAGATAGCTTCATGTCTTACAAATCAAGGGACTCCTAAAAAAGTTAAGGGACTCCTATAAAAATAAAAAATTCTCATGGGGACTCCTATATAATAAGACAAAGGGGTTGCCGTTTGGGACTCCTTTAACCTTGTCTAAACGAAAGGAGAAAATTAAAATGACAAATTACTATTGGACGAGTTTCGACTCGATTTGGAAGCACTTCGACCGTGCTATAAACAACTGGGAATTCTTTGCAGATCCCAGAACTAAACTCTCACACATGCCAGCTTATCCTCACAGTGATGTGTGGTTTGATGAAAAACTTGAGAATCTTTGGATCAGGTTTGCACTGGCGGGCTATGCTAAAGAGAATGTGCAAGTAAAGGCAATTGGCAACAAGCTGAGAGTTATTGCTAACTCAGAGAAGGAACCTGATGTGAAGTTCGTGCATCATGGTATCAGTTCAAAGGATGTGGACTTTACTCTGAGCATAGATGAGAACTTCAACCCTGCGAAAGCAGAGGTTGGTTTTGAGAATGGTATGCTTACACTAGTTATACCTACTTCAAGCAAGAGTGAGTGTGTGGACTTGCTCTAATCAAGCTCTGAGCTAATTTTTTGCGCCCTACTTTCTGTTGAGAGTGGGGCGTTTTTATTTTTTGAAAACTATAAATAAAATTGAAATTTTCAAATCCTATATAAAATAGAACCCTACTTTAAGGAGTAATATATTATGCCCGAAGCAATCACACCAACCCCAATCCCCCCTGGATCAACTTCTTATACCTTTAACACATCAGGTGTCGCACCTGCTTCTGGTGTTTCAGGTGTATACGCTGGTCCTTGGGCTGTAGAAACTCAAGAGCTTAACATTGAGTATTACAGAGTTCCAATCGTAACTCAGTACCCTTCATACACTTCACTAACTCTTAGCGGTCCTAAGGCCATCTCTGATACTCTTAGCACCACCCGCTTGCTTTACAAAGTTAACGCTACTTACAAGATGGTAAAGAGTTATGAAAGCTTTAACACCTCAGGGTTCTCTCAACCACAAACCTTTGAATGGAACGCTGACCCACAAGATACTAGAGGTACGGCTTACGGTGCTTTAACTACATCAGCTAACCTAGGTCCTGCTGGAACTATCAACACTGTTCAGCCCTTCTACCGCAGAGTTCCATGGGATGATACCCTTCATACTGCTGTAACTCAAGCAGTCACTGTTGCAAACGCAGGTCTTTACAAAGGAGCTTTTGTTAACGAGAACGCTGGAACTACCATAGAGGCCGAGCCAGTTGATCTAGAAGTGTTCTTTGGAGAAATGGATGTTTCTCCTGCTAAGAACAAGATAGGAGCTACTACCATGGCTAACGATAATGCCATCCGTTTTGTCGGTCCTGCTTACGCTATCCCAGGTGCCTACTCACCTGATAAGGAATCTGCTAACAGCATTAGAAACTTTATCAACGCTGTAGGTGATCACTTAGCTGGTGCTGGATTCTTTAAGATTATACCAACCATGAACACTGTAAACAGTATCGCAACCAGACCCGTTGCTGACACTGGTGTAAGTAACTACGACAAGTCACGACACATCTTCTAATCCATAAATAAAGTAGGAAACTAGAACCTCATCTTGAAAAAGGTGAGGTTCTTCTTTTTTACTAACCTATATACAGGTATGAGAAATGTTCCTAGAGCTTATGGCTGAGGCAAGAAGAAGGGAGGCGGCGGTCGCCGTGGTAAATGATGTATGATCGTTTGAAACAATTAGTATTAGAAGCGGAATTACCATCCAGCAACAGCAAGAAGCAATCCGCTAAGCAATCCGCTTCTAATTTACCTGTTGAGCTAGGAGGTAGAGGTAGAGGTACTTCTAATTTACCTGCGGAGCTAGGGGGTAGAGTTCCTACTAATAAACGACAATACGCAGCAAACACCAAACGATTCTTAAACACACCACAAAACTCGACACCCTCGGCAGAAATGGGTGGTAATTCTGCCCTAAGAGCACGGCTTTTAGCTAATCTTAGAGCAAGCAGGGCTGCTAGAGGAAAATCTAATTTCGATACTTTCTCAAGATCCCAAGATGCCATAGCTGCTTATAAAGCAAAAGAGGCAGAGCAGAAAAAACAAGATGCTCAGAAAAAGATAAGCGGAGCACTTAAATCTTCAGGAGCAGGTGCATTAGTAGGTAATGCCATTGCAAGAAAAACGGGATTACAAGGTGCTACTATAAGAAAAGCAGCCCCCGGCTCTCTAGTATGAGTTATAGAAACAAGGACTCTAACTATTGGCGAAAGGCCAAGATAGAAAAAGTTCGTGTTTATTGGGAAAACCTAAAGAAGAGTAAGCGGTGGGTTACTACCACTTCTTCAAAGGGCAAGAAGCCCCCGAAATCTTAGTTTTGTTTTTCATCAAGCATCCACATATGGAGCATTGATAATTAGGTTTCCTTATTTCAGGACACGCATTACATATAGCTAATCTTGCTTTAGCTGTCTGCTCATCCTCTAATTTGAATCCTCTTTTAGCCCACATGTATAGCGTGGATATAAATGACATCATTCTTTTTGAGAATGACATCCCCTCTTCTGCGGATAACATGACAACTAGAAAAGACATTACTGCATCTATCTTAGTCGTTATCTTATACCTTAAGGTTGATCGTTCCAGATCAATGAACTTAGTTTTGAACTCAATGAACTTATTTCTGTAATACTCAGATTCACCCTTGAGTTTCTCAATTGTTTGTTCTGGTGTTTCTTCAGCCATGATATATAATTATATGAAACAAATTAATGAGATTTACAGGTCTCGTATGCAAATAGCTGCCAGGGACGCTATAAAGAAAGGAAGAAGTCCAATAGCAAAGAGAGCTATGGCTAGATTTAAGAAACCTTTAAGGCCAGAGGCAGAGGGGTCTTAGAAATAAACGCTTCTCTGTTTTTGTGCCAACTATCTCTTCCTACAAGCTCTCCGTGAGAGTTATGAAGTATTGATACAGGTATGACCTTATTCTTATACTTCTTTAAGTGAGCAGATACGGTGTAATGTATATCATAAAAGTCCCAGTCACCCTCAAAGTATTTAGGTTTGTTTAATCCTACATCTTTCAGTGTAGACCCCTTTGCTGCAAGGAACAATCCATCCATACACACGACTCTTCCACAAGCTCCATAGTAAGTTCCTTGAGCTTTTAGTATATCATCTCCATGATAAACATGTCCTCGATGCTTTCCTTGTCTCCACACATTCTGATCCCACCAGACAGCATTTTCAGATAGATGTGTTGTTCCTGCTACTCCTACAAAACCAACTTCTTTATCAAATAAAGATTCAACTATAATTCTAGTGAAGAGTTCTGGGTCAGTGAGTATTTGAATATCATCGTGACACATAATTACGATATCATCATCACTAATTTCAAACTTTTCAAAAGCAGACGAGTAGCCATCAAATATGGACTTCTGACCTACTAAGAATTTAGTTTTAACTCCAGCCCTAGATAAGTATGAGGAAAGGTTCTTAGTAGTATCACTGAAGTTCTTACTTCTTGTACAGATAAACGCGAATATATTCATGAAGCTAGTAACAAAGGAAGATTACAAAAAAGAATATCAGAGATGCAAAAGTGATCCGATACACTTCATAAGTAATTATATCAAAGTAGTTCACCCTGTTAGAGGATTAGTTCCATTTAAGCTATACCCTTTCCAAAAGGTCATAATAGAAGCTCTAGAGAACAATAGGTTCAACATACTTCGTAAGTTTAGACAGGCAGGGTGTACTACCATCGCTGCTGCATACTCGTTGTGGCTATGCTGCTTTAAATCTCACCAAACAATAGTTATTCTTTCTGTAGGTGATACGGAATCTACTGAGGTTCTTGATAGAATCAAGATCATGTATGATGAGCTTCCTGAGTGGATCAAACCTAAGTCCACGACTATTAACGCACACAACCTCAAGCTTGAGAATAACTCTCATATTAAATCGCGTCCATCTGGTAAACAATCTGGCCGTGGTCTGTCAGGTTCTCTACTTATAATTGATGAGGCAGCATTCATTGAACACATTGATACTATTTGGGCTGCTGTTTATCCTATCATCTCTACTGGTGGTCGGGCTTTTGTGTTATCTACTGTTAACGGTATTGGTAACTGGTATTACGATACATGGACACGCGCTGTGGACGGCCTTAACGCCTTTAATCCAATCCAGATAGGATGGCAGGACCATCCCGAGTATGCGCGTGTAGAGGGCTTTGAGTGGCTCTACAAGGAAATGGAGGAAAGAGACCCTCCTATGGATATAGATGAGTGGGAGCCAACTACAAGAGCTAACATCAGCCACAAGAAATGGTTACAGGAATACGAGTGTGAATTCCTTGGTACAGGTGATACCTTTATTGAGGGTATGATTCTGCAAGCACTGACGGAGAACATAAATGATAACTTCTACCGTAAGTACAATAATCGAATGTATGTCTGGAAAGATCCAGACCCTAACTCGACTTACTTTATGGCGGTCGATGTTGCGTTGGGTCGTGGGCGTGATTATTCTGCTTTCCAAATTATTGATCTTTATTCAGGTGAGCAAGTTGCTGAGTTTTACTCTAACACCACACCTATAAACGAGTTTGCTCGTATTTGCTTCGATGAAGGAACCTATTATAATTTATGTCCAGTTCTCGTTGAGCGAAATACCATAGGTAATAATTTACTTGATTACCTATTTGAGCAACTTGAATATGAGAATGTCTGGTTTGACGAGAAGCAGCAAATGGGATTACAGATAACCGCCAAGAATCGTGATAATATCCTAGTCGAGATGGAAGAAGCGATTCGCATGAACGAAGTTAAAATTAATTCTAAGAGAACTGTCATGGAGCTTAATACCTTCATTATCAGCGATAATGGCAAAGTTAAGGCAGATACTGGACAAAATGATGACCTTGTGATGAGTTTAGCACTATCTATTTATGGCGGAAGACGCTATAGAGAGGAGAACCCTGAGATAGTTAAATTTAATCCTGCAAAAGAGAAAAAGCCGATGAGCATATTAAAATCACATCAGCTTCTTAGCAGTAGAGGAACCGTCCAAGAGGATATAACATGGTTGATCAAATAAACGAGAACGCTGGGCCAGGACAGACCACATGGACACCTATCGGTGATGGTAGTGTTCAGACCATGTATTCTACAGGATACATGTCCAAGATCTTTGCTAAATTCTTTGCAACAAAGGCACAAGAGAAATTAGCTGCGGCTGGTGATCCAAGATCAATTGAAGGTGATTTAATTGTAAACCCCAATGCAATGGGGACCATAGCAGAACCCCTTTGGAATTACACTAGAGGGTTACCTTTCCTCCCAGAATCTGAACTAAACAGGAAGCGTAGATATGACGAGTACGAGAAAATGGATGACTACCCAGAAATTACTGCGGCTCTAGACATTTACGCAGATGATTGTACTCAAAAAGATATTAGAAATAAAAGGTGGACAGTAAAATCAGAGAGCAAGGAAGCTATTGAAGAAGTTGAAAAGCTATTTGAAAGAATTCGCCTTGACAAGTATTACTGGGATATTGTAAGAGGTGCCTGTAAGTTTGGAGATGGTTTTATAGAAACAGTTGCCAATGCTAATGATATGGGCGCTGGTATACGAAAAATAAAAATCCTTAACCCATATTACATCATGAGGATTGAGGATAAGTTCGGATATCTAAAAACATTTATTCAGGAGATACCACAGCAGAACTCGAATTCAGGTGACTGGCATACTTCTAAATCTACTTACTTGGAATTAGATAAGAATCAGATCATTCACTTTAGGTTACATAGCTCTGATCCAAAATACTATCCATACGGTAAATCA